CCCGAAAGCCCCGAGGATCGCATTCTCACCCAAACCACCTACCCCTCATCGCAATTCTCACACCCTCCACTCCCCACCTTCGCTGAAGCCAACATCGAAGCCATCGCTCATGCCATCAACGCTCTCACCCCCCTGCCCTCACTTCCCCTCAGCCCCACACACAGCCATCCTCAGCCCTCTCACACACAATCACTACTCACAACCCCACCCTCGCCTCAAACGTCTCGCCTCGCCTACATATACATGTGGTGTCGTGCCTTTGCCGCTGGTCATGTCCCTCCTCAGCGCCCCCCTCATCTGCTCACCCCATCGTCTCTGTTCAGAGCAGGCCGTTGGCTGCGGCGTCGCATGAGCCTCATGAGCCTGTGCATATGCGTATGCGTAGGTGCCCTCGGTGTGACGGCCGGTGTGGCAGTGGCCCTGCAGGACAACTACTCGTGCATTGGTGGTGAGCACACAGTGTGGGCCACAGGTGGCTCGGTGTGGAGTGTGGTGAGTCATCAGTGCAGTGGTAGCAGGCAGCATGCCTACGAAGCCGTGGTCTCATTGAACACACATGTCGAGCCGTGGCACCTGGTGCCCGGTGAGGTGTTGACCCTGCCTAGCAGCGGGGGGTAGGGGGTGGGGGTAGGGACCTAGAGGTCCATGCCCTCCACGGGTAACCACTTACCCAGTGGACACGCTGACTGAGGGAGCCGTACCTTGATCGGCATGATGCACTTGCATACCTTGCACTGCTTGGCCCATGGCCTGAACTCCTCGCATGTGAGGCAGATGGCGTACCTCTCGGCTGGCCTCACTCCTCGTACCTCACTAGCCTGACCCACTCCCTGACTGGTGGCCCGAGGATGGGGTCGTCCTCCACGTCCTTGACGTAGGTGTGCAGTGCCTTGACCACTGAGGTGGTGAGGTCATACTTCTCGGCGTACTCAGCCCGCATGTCTCTGATCTCTGCCTGTAGCAGCATGATGGTTTCGGCGGCGTCACGGGTGGTGTGATGTACCTTCTCTGCCCCCTGCTGCTGTGCTGTGTGTGAGAGTTCGTATAGGCGTGAGAGCGTGTCGTCGACCACTGAGTCTTCGATCATCTCTCTCTCCTAGTACTCTCCCCCTACTGGTGTGAGGTGCTCAGGAGAGATTAGTCGAGTTCCCTCGCTGTCATAGGAGGAGGGCTCACCCTTCTCCCATGCCTCGTCGTAGTCGATCCAGCCCAGCACATCCACGTCCCTCAACTCTGGGGGTACAGCCTTGGCTACGAACAGCACTAGCCCCTTGCCTACCTGGTGCCGGCGTACAGCAGCGTTGAGGCTGGTACGCACCCGACGCACTTCGATGTTGCGCCCCACGTCAGGCATGTCCTTGTACTTGTGATGCTCGGTCGCATGCCATATGTGCCCATGCCAGTAGCGGTTGGTGGCCTTGGCTACAGCCAGTTCGCATACTGCTGCTGCTACCTGTGCAGTGCGGTCGTCCTCCATCCGTTCGGAGTCGTACCATGGCGCATTCTGCTTGCTCCAGTTGGCCGTGTATCGGCGTGCCCCTACATTCGAGGCATGCTCGTATTCCCACGTTTCGAGGTTTACTTTCAACCCCTGCCCCCTTCTGGTATCTAGCATCCCTTCACCCTACCCCCTTAGGCGGACATCACACTTGGTGCAGAAGGAAGCCCACGGGTACTCCTGTCGAAACTCCATGGGATGTGAGCAGTCGAGGATGTCGGTGACTTTGAGATTCATGGTGTCTCTGATGAGGGCAGATAGGGACACCTCGGCTTTCTCAGCGGCACGCTTCCATCGTTCCCTGTCGTTCTCGGTGGCCCGTATGAGGATCTGCTTGTCAGCAGGCCCATCGTCGTCGCTCACCTTGGTGGACACCGTGAGATCCATGCCCTCAGCGAGGTCGTTCATCGCAGCCTCGATGTTGTCACCGACAGGGACGAGGTGGTCCTGACCGGGGGCGAATGTCGCCACTCTGTCTAGAGGCTCATCGAGCGCAGGCCCCACGGGTAGATCAGGTACCTCTTCGGCCGCGTTCCAGTTGGTGGCGTCAGGGTGCAGTTTGTTCGCACGCGTGCCTACTCCTGATGGTGGACGCGAGTTTGAGGCTACTGGTGCAGGCAGGGGCGGTAGAGGTACCGACATGCTGACAGTTACCGAATCGTTTGCTGGTGTCGCCGGATCGGAACCTCGAACACCTATGGGATCACTTGCCATTTGTTTCCTCCACTATCTCTGCTTCTACTACGTCGCTGTCGTCATCGATTCGATGTTGGTATTTCAACAAGTCAGCAGAGGCCTCTGCGCCCAACGCGCCCTCTACCTCTGTGGGTGAAACAACACCCGATTTGACCATGAGAGCCAACAGTTGTTTGGCTTCCTGCTCGGGTGAATGGGCAGTCGCGCTTGGTAGAACCGCCACTCCGGCCATGGCCAGACGTATCGATTCGCTGGCTCCGTCAAGACCGATCTTGACATCAACCTGTTTTTGTTGGACTTCCATGCCGAGTAGTTTAGACCGACGATCCATCACAGAAAGCACCTGCTGGATTGCCTTCATATCCGGCTCTACGGAGACCTCTGTACCGTCATCCAACGTAATGCGCCGATGTTGGGTCATTGGCCATATCGCAGACTGCAAAGAGTCGAGCCGTTCCAACTCCATGCGAAGCACCTCGGGATAAGCCAAAAGTGCCTCAGAGTTCAGTTTCTCAAGTTGCCGATTCACAGAACGGCCCACTACAGCAACGCTGCAACCGAATCTACGGGCAATCTCTTGACTGGCCACGCCAGCCTGCCTCATCTTGAAAATACGCACATCACGTTCCGCTAAGAACTCACGGGTGAGTGTGACTTTGCTTTCTTCTGCCATCAGACCGTCATCCAGTCAATCACTTCGAATGGGAACCTAACCCCACGTTTCATGGTAGCCGGCCAATGTCTTTCGTCACGGGCACCCCTGAAATGGGAGATTCGATATACATATTCTCCCACATTTGTCGGATCGGGTGTCAAAGCGATGCCAAACTCGGGCCACCGGGACCACACAGCAGAACCGAATGGTCGCAGGTCACGACTCGCTCCGGTGCCCAACGGGGCGTGATGTTCTAGCCACAGGGCCACCCCGTAGATCGCACGGAGGGTGTCTAGGTATTTGGCGATTTCTGTGGCGATGGCTTCGCTTGTTCGACCTCCCGGATCGACGAACGACTTGTACAGGGGGCCGAGTAGTAACAGGTCGGGTTCGACCTCTTCGATCTTGCTCTCCAGAAGCAACCGGTCGGGCATCTTCATCAAATCGAAGCCATCGGGCTTCATGTACAGGTGGGCGTCCAGATTCGGCTCGAATCCCATCGACTTTGCCGCACCGATGATGCTTCGTGATGTGCGACGGATAATCCGCTCCGGATTCTCGAGATCAACGCTGAGAGTGCGTATGGGTGGCATCGGTTGAAAGGAGAATGGCTGAACGCCCATCGCCGGAAGAATCGCAGCCTGCCGGAGAAGCATCGTCTTGCCGACACCTTCAGCCGCAACCACGATGACTCGCTCACGTCGTTCCAACAGCCCCGGGATCAACCAGTCATAAGAATCATCGTCGTCCTCAGCAACGAAGTCACCCCACATGACAAGCCGACCTTGATTCGCAGTGGGGGTGACCTCTGCGCTCCCCAACAGCAACATCGCCTTATGCATGATGCTGGCAGGTGATCGCGTGGTGTCATCCAGCAGCCCCCTCAGTTGAGAGAGCGTCTCGTCCACGGGTGAGAGTGGCGCCTCCTCAACCTCGACAACTTCGGGCAGAGGCTGATCTCCGTAGTCATCCAACTTGTATTCAACGAGTTGTTCGGTGGTCCCACCCGCTGCGATGTGATCGGTGATGTCCTTCTCTTCGGGACAGATCCATACGGCTACGTCACAGCCAGCCTCTCGAAGTTTGATCTCGACATCTGCTGCGTGCCGTCTCCCTGGGTCGTCATTGTCAACAATGATGTCGACTGTCGCCCCAGCAAGTGCACGGGTGTGTAGGTCCAGCCACTTGCCGGCACCACCGGGCATGGTTGTCGCACAGGCACCCAGCCGGTTCAGGGTGTCGCAGTCCTTCTCGCCTTCCACCACCCAGATCGGCAGTCCCTCTTTCTTCTGCCTGAGCACATCGGGCAAGTTGTAAAGCACTTTGGGTATGTCGCCGAGTTTGTAATCCCAGCCACCTTTCCCGTCGGGCTTCCTCTGCCGAAAGGTTTTCTTCCCGTCGGGTTCCGCGAAACGGACTTTTTGGAACAGCAGAGCACCGTCGGCATCTTCGTAGTCGTAGGCGGCGACGTACTTGAGTTTCTTCTGCTCGATCTTCGGGTACTCGCGGCCCGCTGTCTTCTGCGGATCCTTATGGAAGAGATCCGTGATCCCGAGACTGACAGAGTCAAGAATGTCAGCGGTACTGCAGCCTCCGTTGCGATGGCAATGCAGGAGCACTTGTCCGTCGTCGTTCTCGTGAACGGATAGCGACGGGTTCCTGTCGTCTTGCCGGCATGGGCAACGTGCTTCCCAACCGTTTGCTGAACTGACCACACCCTCTAAGCGGGCGAGAAGATCATCCGTGTGCTTGAACATGCGGCATTCGTTTAGACCTTGTAGAGCGTAAGCCCAGTTGGTTGCGAGACGATTTGATTCCTCCGTGAATGCGGAGGAGCCTTCGCTCCTGTTCGTTCAGTCCACCCCAAATGCCGAATGGTTCATGCTTCAAAGAGTATGCAAGGCACTCTTCCGAAACTACACAACCGGAACAAACGCTCACTGCGCGGGCTGTATCTATCATCAGGTCGATGTCGATGGAAAAACGCGATCGCTTAGGTCGGGGTTCCGGAAACCACCACTCGGTCGGCTTGCCATTACAGGCACCGTCCACGGGTGGAAGAGCGCCATCTTCGTTGAAGAAACGAGGCAGATCAGACACGGACCAACCGTTCGATGTCTCCCGGGGAGAGAAAGACGACTGCTGATTCCACGGTTAGTTCCGCTCCCCTCTCGGTGACCACGAGGTCGACTGCTTCGGCTGGGACGCCCAGTGCAGAGGCAAGAGATCCTCGAAGGCGGGCGACGTGGACCTCATTCTGGCTCAAAATCTCATCGTAGTCAAGTGTCATTCGTGGACTCATCGTGACAGCCCCGACATCACGCTCTTTCTCGACCGTGCGGAAGCACCATGCACACCCCAACTTTGGTGCCCGTGAAGCACGGGTACGGATCTCCGTATGACCGCATTCCAGCAGGTGATGGTACTTGACGGTGCCGTGGATGCCCATGCGGTCGATGCTCTCGATCCTGCGACGAGGGGCCTTGCGATGTTCGGTGGTCATCGGTCCAGATTAGTCCTGCGATCTCCCGAACACGGGACCCCCAATCTCCGACAGGACTGAACGCTGGAGCACCCACCTCCCATTAGGGGAAGTAGGGGTGCACACCTAATCGCCCAGCACCCATGGGAAAGGGGTGGAACGAAACAGCCGGCATCACTGAGAGAAGCAGTGAGAGCGCTTGTTGGATTTCGGCAGCCGCCGGTGACTAGGGGGCTATCGAACAGAAGTTTCTCAGGTCGCCGTGCAACTTTCGGCGCTCCGCAGACATGTGGTTACTAGGCGCTGCAAGACGCGGCGCTCCACAGGCATGAGACTAATAGGGCCGATGCGCCCGGAAAGAGAGTGTTGTCAAATGGACAGCCATGATTCAACTAACCACGGGTGGGGCTTCGAAATCGGCGCCATCCTTCAGGAAGCCGAGAGCAAGGAGAGGTGGGATGAATGTTGCGCCTTGATAAGCGTGGCGGTGGCCGCGTACTGCGACGAGCAGTCTGGTGAAGACATGATGGCCGACGAGGAGGGCCGGTGCTTTGTGTTTGCGATAACTGATTGCATCACGAACCTGCACTCCCTGTACCTGCCGTTGCTGAAGCGCATGGATGCCATCAGCCGAGACTCCCGTTCCA